AGTGCCATACAGGCTTGAGCAATATACCAACAGATATCACCCAACTCTCTCTTCATATGATAAACATTTTCATTATTATATGGTTTACCTTGTAGAATAATTTTCTTAACTATCTCAGTAAACTCACCTGACTCAGCAGTAAGTCCAAGTGCAGCAGTTAACAACCTTGGAATGTCTGCATCATGCTCTACATCAAGTGATGTAATACGAGCAATCAATGCTGCGACATCTGTACTCGGAAGACTTGTAACTCCCGTAACAAAGTCAAGATATTTTTTGGTGTCTACTGTCATTTTAGAATATGCGAACGTTAGTTGCTAATCGTAGTTTCTTTAATAATACTATATGATACCATGTTACATCAATTTGTCCACGTTGTAAACCTTGTTTTGCTGAACTTGGATAAGCATGATGATTATTGTGCCATCCTTCTCCAAAAGTTAGTGCTGCTACCCACTTATTATTACGTGAACTATCTTCTGTATCATATGCTCTTGTTCCCCATGCATGAGTTGCAGAATTAACTAACCAAGTTACATGATATACAAGAACTAATCTAAGAAAGATACCCCATAGTACATAAGACCACCCACCTAAAAGATAAAGTGTAAGACCTAAAGGGATTTGTAGGAATAGGAAATACTTATCCAACCATACAAAGTAAGGGTCTTTTCTCATATCACCAGCATATCTTCTAACTCTCTTCTCACCAGGTACTCTAACAAACATCCATCCTATATGACTCCACCAGATTCCTCTTTTAGAATTATGAGGGTCAAGTGCTTTATCAGAATGCTTATGATGCTGACGATGTAATCCTACCCATGTAACAGGTCCATACTCAGCACTCAATGCTCCACAAGTAGCAAAGAATCTTGCTAACCATTGTGGAACCTTAAATGATCTATGTGATAATAATCTATGATATCCAAGAGTAACACCAAGACATGCAGTTACCCAATACAAAATAAAAAGAGTTGCTGCTGCTCCCCAACTCCAAAATTGAGGGAACAGTGCAACTCCTGCGAGTATATGTATGACTATCATGAATAATATAGTTGGCCACTTCAGGTTATTCAATAAGTATACCCCGCCACATATAACTTCTCATCAGAAGAGACCTGAGAACCAGGAACGTATTCGCCCTTAGCTGCTTCAGAATTTGCTTGTGCTCTTGCAAGAACAAACTTTTGTCCTTCATCAATGTTACTACCTGCCCATCCTCTTAGTGCAGAATGCTGTAAAGCACGACCATAAGAGAATGCAACATTCCAAGGAGTACCACCAATAAGATTCATCTCATTGAGATAAACAGATGCTGCTTCTTCACTAAGTCCACCTGATAAGAATGTAATACCAGGAACAGATGCTGGAACTGAACGTAGTAATGTTCTTATAGTATATTCAGCAACCTGCTTAGGAGTGTAATCTGTAGAACACTCAGCACCAGGTACTGTCATGGAAGGTTTAAGTAGAGTTCCCTCTAATAATACTCCATTAACTTCACAAGCACGGTAAACTGCTTTGATTACTTTCTCTTGTACTTCAGCAGTTCTATCAATATCATGGTCACCATCCATAAGGATTTCTGGTTCAATGATAGGAACAAGTCCTGCTTCTTGTACACAACGTGCATAACGTGCTAGACCCCATGCATTCTCTTGGATTGCAAGTTCAGAAGGACCATCAGCAGTAATCTGAAGAACTGCTCTCCACTTAGAGAATCTTGCACCTGCTTCATAATAGTCAGCAGCTCTTGCAGTTAATCCATCAAGACCTGAACAATATGTTTCATGTCCTAATGCACCAGCAAGTGGTTTAAGACCTTTATCAACTTTAATACCTGGTACAATTCCTTGTTGATTAAGTTTCTCTACCATAGTATCACCATCTGCATGGTTTTGGAAGAGAGTTTCCTCAAAAAGGATTGCTCCACTAATATATTTTCCTAGTCCTGGACTAGTGAATAGCATACCCCTGTATGCTTGGCGATTGGCTTCAGTATTCTCTACATCAATACTTGCTAATCTTTTGCCACAAGTTGGTGTAGATTCGTCTACGGCAAGGATTCCCTTTCCAGTGGCAGCCAGTTTTTGAGCTGTCTCTATTAGTTGCTCTTTGTAGTAGGCAATTGTCATCGTTTCCTAATTTTTAATAATTTCTTTATTATTTATGAGAACTTAAATCCATCAAAGGATTTTTTAGCTTTTCTTTCTTTTTCATTATACTCTTCTTCCTGTCCATTGTCAATTATATCCTCTTGTGCTGCCTGTTCACAGTCATATAAACGCATCTTTGCACGGTCTATACCCACAACAAACCTTTTATTCATAGTAGGATCATTGTAACGATTCTTTAACTGCTTCACCATTATTTGATTTAATGCTTCCAACTCCTCAGTAGATATGAGAGCGAACATAAGGTCAGCAGTAGCAGGGAGTCCGAAAGACTCTGACGTGTCAGTAAGGTCAACATCGCTAGACCCGAAACCAGCACGAGTAGTTTGAGTAGCCGAAACAATTGGTACGTTAGATTCGACAGCCAATCCTCTAAGTTCTTCTGCAATCGCTTTAACATAAGTATACGAATTAACAATGGATCCTTTATACCTTTGTGAGGCACATATATTTAAATAATCAATGAATATTATATCTGGTTTAATACTTCTCTTCAATGCCAACTCTTGTAACAATGATTTAAAGTGACCTACATGTGCTGATGCAGTAGGATACTCTTTAATGATTAACTTACCTTGGGTCTTCTTCATCAACTTATTAATCTTGTTCTCATACATTACATGAGGTAACTCAGGTAACTTTTGAATAGGAACATTCAAAAGATTAGCATCAATTCTTTCAGCAATTTTCTCTTCAGCCATCTCAAGCGTGATGTATAGTACGTTCTTCCCTTGGAGTAACACACTGCTTGCGACATGACACATAAACAAAGACTTACCAACACCAGTGCCAGCGAGAGCAATATTAAGTGTTTTATTTGGAATCCCACCTTTTGTAATACGGTTAAAAAATTCCAAATCAAACGGAATCTTGTCCTCTTTCTTATGGTAAAAGTCAAATCGTTCTTGGTAGTTCTGTAAGTAGTCATGACCTACATGTTGATCGAATGATACACCTAATGCATCACTTAGTATTTGTGGAATAGCTCCCTTATCTCTCTTCTCATCCTGACCGTCAGCGATCTTGACACTCTCCATAAGCGAGAGATAAATCGCTCTCTCCTGACACCACTTCTCTGTCGTGTCAACGATCCATTCAAAGTCTGTTTCCTCCTTTGATAACGCACTCAGTACCTCCGTAACATCTTTAAACTGATCTTCAGATAGATCAGTACGTTCTTGGCATTCAATTCCTAAAGCATTCAAAGAAGGTAACGCATTATAGTTACCAACATACTCATGTATCTCCAAGAAGATTATTTTATTAGTCTTCGTAGTAAAATAATCTGACTTAAGGAAAGGTATTACCTTACGAGTATACTTTTCATTGTAAATTAAATTACTAAGGATAGTAACTTCTAAATTCATTCTAAGTAGTGGAGATAAGATCCGATAATGTATTTGTCGTTTGACCTTACAGGAAGACCTGCATGTCTGTACTGCCAGTTGGCAGGGAACACAAGTATTCTACCTTGTTTTGGTTGAATTGAAAAGTCTAATCTAGGAAAATTTGTTTCTCCACCTTCTTCAACAGTATTTAAGTATGCAAAAATGACAACAAAACGACGTGCAGAACCATAATCCTGTACATCTACATGATCTTTAAACTGATCATATTCATTAGCCTCATACCGTTTCAAACGATACTCCTCAAACGTATACTTAGTAGGAAAATCCTTAGCAACATCTAAGTCTTGCATATAAAGTTCAACAGCATCTATAAAAGTTTCTGTTAAAACTTTTTGAGGTTTCATCCATAAAGGATCCTCTGCTTTATATTTCTTAGATATATTAAGTTCATGAAAAGTAGGTCTCTGTTCCCTATTAATATAGGTAGTACCTGACTGTTTGTATGATTCAATAATCTCTTGACACAAGTCATCATTAAGTAAGTTATCATAACACTTAATGTAATCGGTTAGTTTAGTTACCATATTTAAACTCCTTGGATGCACATTCGTCTAATGCTTGCATTAGTTCGGGGGTAAAGTATTTTTCTGGGTCGGCAAGAATTGCAGAAGGATAAACATTAGACCCACCAATACTAATGCGGTTGCCCTTTCGTTCAAATACTCCATGCTTCTCACCCAATTCCAATAGTCCGTAATACTTGTCCAGTCCTGTGTCATAATAAAGTCTTACCTCTACTTGATTGTTCTCTTTAGTTAATCTAGCTTTAGCTGTTTTGCATTTAATAATATTTCCCACAACCTCTTTACCATCCTTTTCCTTCTTCTTGCTAAGATATATGATTGTGCTTGCTGCGTATTTAAGTCCACTTCCACCTCCCATTTCTTTTGTAGGAATATACGCACCTACTACATCATATGTATGATTGGTAACCAACATTGGGACGTTTGCTTTACCTAACTTTAATGTCAAGACTCTAAAGATTGACTTAACAATCTGTGCTCTAGTCATGTCACGAGTCTCTTTACCTGCTTCAGCATCCTCAACTTCCTTAGTTGTAGATAACATACCAAGAGAATCTAAAACAAACATTAAGGGTTGTCTCTTGTCAGCAGGTTGTTCTAAATATTTGTCTAATATTCTGATGGATTGTGTTCTAAATTCCTGTACTGTAGTAACAGGGACAATCATCATACGAGAAGAATCAATACCTCTATCTTCAATCTGATCTTTACTTAATGCAGATTCAGACTCAAAGTAAATAACGCCAGCATTAGGATTAGATTCGAGAAAATGCTGTACAACGCCAAGACAGAAAAATGTTTTGCCAGTACTTGACTCACCTGCAATAGCTGTGATCTTGTTCCCTGGAATACCTCCGTAGATGCTTCCTGATACAAGTCCGTTAAAGATGTACGAACCTGTATCGATAAAATTACTAGTGTCACCAGCAGCGACACCATCACTAACGAGAGAAGCGTACTCATTCCCTATCTCCTTTACTACATCTTGCAAAAAACTCATGGTGTTTTTTTAAATAATTTTGTAATATGATTAGAACGTTTTAAAGCACGTTCAAACCATTTGGCTTCGTCTTCATCAAAGAATTCCTTCTGCTCTGGGTTTTGTCCAGCACTAAAGGCTTTCTGATATTCAACAATGTATGTGGTCATCCGAATAGGAACTCCAAACTAGCAATTTTTTCTGGCTTCCATCCGATTGTATCCATAATGACTTTGATTGGGTCAAGAAAACTCTTGCTGAATTGTAAGTCATAGTCTACCTGTTTGTCAAGCCCAAATTCTGTAGGAAGAGTTTGTAAATAAGAAATTACATTCTCTCCTATCTTATTTGGTGTCTTAAGATAAACAAATTTAATCTTTTCTCCGTCTTGTATTAGTGGATACTTATGTTGTAACTTGTTCTTCTTATTATAATGATTAAACAGCAACGCACCACGCACATGTATGGGTGTGCCTTTGCTGTATATACTGGATGGATTCGCCCACTTATTTATTCCATTACATCCTCTCGGAAATGATATGTCCTCAACAGGTAATGTATCAAACTCATCTCTAAAATTCTTAATAAAATCTTGTGCTGCTTCTTCACCATCGTTCATAATAACCTTCAAACACTCCTTAATCTTATCCCTACATGCACCTGGTGTAGATGATTTAACACACTCTATACCCATAACCTTTAACTTAGGTTGAGCATACTGAACACCTTCACTATTAAATACGTTGAGAATATATCTTTTCTTAGCAGTCCATATACCTTTGTTAGCGATGTTCTCTCGCTTCATTATCATCTTCTGTTCGTATGCTCCAACGTACTCGGCCAATTCTTGGTAAGAACTCTCAATAAAAGGTTCAAATTTAGTTTGACACACCTTGTCAAGGAACCTAGCAACGCCCTCATCAGTTTTCTCTCTGCCTTTGTATACAGTCTCAACCAGAGGCCCCATATTAAGGTAGATACTATCAGTATCACTAGCAATAACATAATCTTTTCCTTCAGTTTTTAACGTGGTGTTTAAAAACGCATTCATTTTATTCTCTATCCATCTGATAGACAACTGTCCTGACGTGGTAATTGCTTCTGCAATCTCCAAACGATAGTATCTAAAGTGCTCGTTACCAATAGC